TGGGTGTAGGAGTGCGTGAGGGCTCTTGTGTAACAAGTGGCTCAAGCCCTGCACTGTTGTTGATTTTAAATAAAAACTGGTTAGCCACGGAAGTATTTAATTTAATATCAATGTTTTATCAAGAGCAGGTATATTAGTTATATCAGCATTGAGAATGTTTGATAAATCAAGTTGAATGTGGTATATATTTTCCAGCACTCTATTTACAATTGCATTGCTTACAGGTTCATTGCAACCTATAAAATAACTTATATCTTGTTTTATAGTAACGCTTTCCAATTCATTGGGTGTTAAGTAACGTGTCCCGTCAAAGGCTATATTGCCAACGCTGTCTCTTTGTGCTAGAAATTTGCCAACTATTTGATCTTTGAGTCTGATTAGATTTACCAGCATTTTGGAAATGGATTTATTGAAAACCCAGTTTTGTATATACTCTTGTTCTGATAAAAGAACATCCTGCAAAGTGTACACATCAAAATTATTAATTGATAAGATATCAAATAGATTTAAATTGTCATAAAAATAGCCAATTTTACCTTTGGAATTGCTAGTAGAAAAAAGAACATTTTTATCTCCATCAATGCCAGATGCAGAGCTGAAACAAGTGATATTCTCTGCTGTGTTGTAATTGTACAAATAAAATAAATATTTGCCGACTAGCTGCGCAGGATTATTGACTAACTTTTTATACACATTTTTATTGGAAATTACATAAAATATGTTGCTGTCATATTCTGAAAAACACAATTGAACGAAACTCTCATCACCGTTTTTCATACTTGAAAGATCAATTATTTCATAAGTTTGAAAATAAATATCGTATTTTAAAATTGTATTGTTGTTTGTTAATACATAAGCTGCACCAAAATTATCAATTTTAATGTCAATTGGATAGTGGTTAAGAAAATCTCTTGTTAATCTAAAAGTCTGTTTCCAATTTAAATTCACATCAAACTGCTTTATGCAGCTGTTTCCTGAGTCCAGTACATATATTGAATTGTTATAACATGCCATGCTTTGAGGGTTATTAAATTCAGTTTTGTTTGTTGCAGTGCCAAGACCACCAATGGAGTTAAGATATATCAACCTTTCATTTGTTATATTATTGTCTGTTGTAAACCCAGATGCGTCATATTTTACTAAAATATTATTCAAATTATCCAACACAAAGATATTATTATTGTACTTAACAATGGATTTAATATTTAAAAAATAAACATTGTAAGGTGTTTCAATTTGATTGGTGCTGAACACATTTCTTATGACAGATGCATCTTCATTGATGTTAAAGGCATTGATATTACCTTTGTATCCACAGAAAATATAATCATTTTTATTATCATTATTGGAAACAAACAAGATTGATTTAGTAAGATCCATATCAACATATAAACTGTCAGCAGAAAGATATGTGAATTGCGAAGTAGTTTTTTGTTTGTAAACGTTGAGCACATTTGAATTGGCAGTCACACCTATGATGGAAGTAAAATTTGACGAAACGGGAATAATGTTAGAAAGCACCTGTGTATTTTTATACAAATATAAAAAATTATTATACAAATATTCAAGCTTTTGATTTATCAAAGTGCCAGATGATGTGTCATTGGGTTGGATCTTTATGGTATCCATGTTATGAGGAAGAGTCAGATTCTGCATGAGAACTCTGTCATATAATAATCCTGATTCATTCACTATATCTTTTATTTTCATGAATTGCTCCATTTAATGTTTCTCAATTTTGAATATGCTGGTACTGATTTACCAATAAGATTAACTATTCTCTTTTCCAGCTCTATTTGCAAGTTCTTATCCTTGATGCCACTGCTTCTTAAGTTTAAATCGAACACAGTACTCTTTGAGCCAGGAGTTGAAACTTTAAAATATCTTTCTATCTCTTCTATGTAATTGCGTCTGCCACAAGCTATATCAAAATTAATATCTCGTATATTCATGCTTTGTCTTGTATGAATTATAATATCATAGTCAAGCAGTGGCTTGTTGTATAAATAGAAATTCTTAACAATAAAATCATTAGCAAGAAATGAATCGTATTTCAAATAGCTAAATAGCGGTATGCCAAAAGAATAGCTGGAACTGCCAACAATTATTGGCTTGCTGAACATATCACTAAATTTATACTTTCTTGGAGTGAACAATGTGTACCCTGCCGGCTGACCATCAATGAACAATCCTAAGTAGCCTTGATAGCTATCAAATCTTATGGCAAAATTATGAAATCCTCTGTCCAGACCAGATAGGGGATATATCACTTCTTGTGTGATAACATCATTTCTATTTGTGGGGTTTATTAATTTTACCCTGGCATTAATTGTATTTTCACTGTATTTTTCATTTATATAGGCACGTAAAAAGCTGTCATTAGATATGTTCATGCAAACATCTTCCACTGGATCGAAACATTTTGAGAAATCAGAATTAAATGTAATAATATTTGCATAAGATGCAGCAGCAATATTATTACCAACTGCAATCCCCGCAGAATATACTGACGATAAAGTAGGTGATGCAGTGAATTTACTGCCAGCTATGGCAGATGTGGCATAAAAATTCATGAAGGTGGGTTCAAATGTTTTTGTTGTATCGCGAATCATACTACCAGTTGCATCTATTTTATAGAAAAATAATTTGTTCGCATTTGTTTTGCTGCGACCTATAAAAAATGTAAATTTATTATACTTCTTATCTGAAAAATCTGCTCCAAATTTTACTTTATAATTTAAATAATCATTATTTGCAATTATACCGGAAAGAATGAATTGTCTGTCAGTTGTAAATTTTGCATATTGATTGTTGTTGTATAGTACCCAGATGTTGTTGTCAAAATCAATATTAAAATCTTCTATTTTAGTAGTTGAAAAGAATGAGCTACAGAGGCTAGAGGTTGCAGTATTAAATTTTGACCACCTGTAGATTTCATTATAGTTAGAAAGAAAGAAAATATTTGTTCCTATTCTTTCAGACTTTATGCCTGGTGTGAGATACACCTTATCCACTCCATTCTCTGTATACAAATTAATCGTTTTAAGTAAATTTAAATTATTAGTTACAATGCCTTTGCGTTCAATGTTGCCAGTAATATCAATCACAGTATTATCATATATGTTATATTTTAAAATTTTATTCTGCACAGAAGGTGGTGTGGCGTTGTTGATGAGCAAATAAACATTTTGTTCATCATAATCATAACTGAGTAGGTTTTTAATTTTAAAATTTTCATCATTTGTAGTTTTTCTTATCTCTGTATTGGAAATATTAAATTTTCGAATAGTATTATCAGAGAACACAACAAAATAGTCATTGAGTCCCTGTTGTCTTATGGCCCCAATGGGCTGCGCATTAATTTCCACATTGTTTAAAATGTCACTGTTCACATTAGTAATTTTTATGGCACTGGGTGTAAAGAAGAACAAGGTGGGGGTAACTATGTTTGTATTGAAAAGTCCAAAGCCATCAGAGTCATAATTGCCTACCAATTGATAGCCCAGGGGTTTGGACCAATCTGAGCTATATGCATCAAAAATTAATGTGAATTGATTGGTGTTTTGTATGGCTGAAAGTGATTTGGTTATGCCATATCGATCGCTGTAAAAAGAGTATTCTGGGTCTACAGGGTCATTTGCATACACATCAGAGCCATTAACAAATTTATAAGTTGCAAGCCTGTTGGCGACCAGACTGGAATTAAAGATTTCTATGAAACGTTTGGAATCTTCAGGCCCATAATGGTGATAAGCATAGTATGTGCCTTTTTCAAATATTAAATCTGATGGTTTATCAAACACATCCACATCATCAAGCAACTCTTTGGCTTTATCAGTTAAACATTCAAATATGGAGATGTATCTTATGACTTTAGGTTCTTTGGATGTGAGAGCTGCAACAAAGGAAGTGCGTTTTGGATTGTAGTATCTATCCACCCAGATGGGCTTATCCTCCACATTTGTATTGCCAGATAACCAAGAACATAAGAATGTGCCAGTGTTCTCATCAATGGTATCACCAAAGTGGGATGTGTATTTGTAATCAGCTTTTTTCTTAAAAATTTTGTCTGATTTGAGTGGATGATCACCTGCAAGTGCACCTGCTTCTATTAATCCTGAATCAGCAACATTCAACCTCTCAAATGGATAAAAGACTTGCGGTACATGAAAATATGTTACTTTATCTTTTTCTAATAAAATTTTATTGGTGTAACTCTCATACCCCACAGATATGTTGTCATTGCCTAACTCTTGATTGGATCCAGTGAAAAGAGTTTTATAGTCTCTCATGAAAATTTCATCTTCATTGAAAAAAGGATTATTTCTGGATTGATAGTTTTCTGGAGTGTTAGTATTTTTAAGAGATAAAATATTAAAATCTATATGGTTGGATGAAATGTTGGTATATTCTGAATTTACCAACAAATTGGTTCTTATGTTATCAAAACTATTAATGGCATTTATGTCTTGTGTGTTTGTTTTAAAATTCTTATTGTAACTAACCCAAGGGTCAAAGAATTTTGTTGTGTTGGATGTGGAACCTTTGGATATTACCCTGAAGACCGATTGTGTTGAAAAAGAGGTATCACCACCAGTTAATGCTTCTTTTAAAAATAATCCTTGTGTTGCAGCAGAAAAAGAAACATACTTTAAATTGTCATCTATATTTTTTATGAGCAAAATAAAATTATTTTCTCTGTCATACACATATAGAAATATTTGAGGGCTATACTCCAAGAAGCTGTCTTGATTTGTATTTGGAGCAAAGTACAGATTTTCACTGTAATCCACAGTCAAGTAGCGTATGACATTGTTATTTTCATGTGAAATTTTGCAAAGTTTGTCACTCAAGTACTCAAATTGAAACAGATATTTGTTATTGAAAAGACTGTAGCTGCCTGTTAACGCCAAATTGGCTACAGGCACATCAATTGGTGGTTCTTGCACAACCCAAAATTTTGAATTGGGCGTTATGGCACCTACAGCTTCAGTTGCAAAGTATGTAGTAAAATTTTGATCTGGTATTGATTCAAGTTTTTCAATATTCACTGCACCAGATAAATGAATGCTGTTGGTGAGAATTAAATTAGAAAAATTGTTAATACTGTTGTCATTAAAATCTTTAAACAGCTGATTCTTAGGTATTTGTATGTATTCTTTTGTGAACGTTATGTTCTCATTGAACTGCAGTTTGTCATCATATGGGTATCTGGAGGATAATCCGATAAAATTAGTCGAATCTAATTTAAATACCTCCATATGTATTATTTATATAATTAACTGGATCTTAGAACAAGTACACCAAAACCTGTGGTAGATAAGGTAAAATCATAATCCAGAGATGTG